GTCGTTCATACGCTCGTTTTTTATTTAGCGTGGAGTTTGTCAACCAATTGTCAACCAAGCTAGGATTTTGACAACGAAGTGACAACCAAGTGAGTGAAATGGTCAGCCCGGCCACCTTTGCGAAGGTGACAGGAGTCAGTCGCCAAGCGGTTTACAAGGCAATTAAGGACGGAAGATTGGACGATGCTTTGGTTGACAACGGAGGCAAGAAAAAGGCGATGGATCTGGATAAAGCCAGCAAAATATGGACTGCAACGATGGCTCCACGCCAGTTAGACCCGGTGAGAGTTGCTGAGGTTATTAGAACGCCAGAGGAAGAGGTCCCGGATTTTTACACAAGCCGCGCAAGGAAAGAGCACTACAACGCGGAGTTGGCGAGGATCAGTACAGAGCAGCAATTGCAAGACTTGGTGCCAGCCGCGCAAGTGCAGAAGGAAAGCTTTGCGATGGCGCGAGCGGTGCGCGAATCATTGGCGAACCTTGCTGATCGTTTGAGTAATGAGCTGGCTGGTGAGAGTGATCCATCACGGATTCACCAGATGTTGGTGCAGGAGCACAGGCAATGTTTGATTGAGTTGTGTGATGCTTAATCCATACCGCACAGGTTTTTTGGAAGGGCTGCGACCTGAGCAGCCACTGACTGTTTCTGAATGGTCTGATAAGTATCGAAGGCTGAGCAGCAAGGCGAGTGCTGAGCCTGGGCTTTGGCGTACCGATCGAACGCCGTACTTACGCGAGCCGATGGATTGTCTGTCGAGTGATCACCCTGTGCAGCGTGTGGTGATGATGTTCAGCGCACAGTCTGGGAAGACTGAAGCGGGCAGCAACTTCCTGGGTTATGTAATCGACCATGCCCCAGGGCCGATGTTGTGCGTACAGCCAACGATTGAGATGGCCAAGCGTCTGTCAAAGCAGAGGCTGGAAAGCATGATTCAGGACACGCCAAGGCTGGCCAGGAAGATTGCACCGGCTAGGTCAAGGGATAGCGGCAACACGATGTTTGCCAAAGAGTTTCCTGGCGGCATCATGTTGTTGACGGGTGCAAACTCTGCGACGGGTCTTAGGTCTGCGCCTTGTCGATTCTTGTTTATGGATGAGATCGACGCGATGCAGGAGATCCAGGGGGAGGGTGATCCTGTGAGCCTTGCGGAGAGAAGGACAACGACATTTGCGCGGCGAAAGATCTTGCTTACATCAACGCCGACAGTCAAAGACTTCAGCCGTATTGAGACTGAGTTTCTTAATTCTGATCGGCGTTATTACTACGTTCCTTGTCCAGCCTGTGGAGAGTTTCAACATCTGCAGTGGCCAAGATTGAAATGGGAGAAGGGCAAACCTGAGACGGCGAAATATGAGTGTGAGCATTGCAAGGAGCGTTTTGAGGAGCACCACAAGACGCGATTCTTGCCGCAAGGAGAGTGGCGGAACCATGCACCGTTTGACGGGAAGACAGCAGGCTTTCAGTTGAATGGCTTGTATAGCCCTTTGGGCTGGGCGAGCTGGAGTCAGCTCACTGAGGATTTCTTACGGGCTAAGACTGACCCGGCAGCGTTGCGAACCTTTGTCAATACGCGCTTGGCTGAAACGTTCTCTGAGGATTACGCGGCTCAGGTGAATGCAGATGGTTTGATGGCGAAACGTTTGGAATACAAGCCGGGCACCTGCCCTGAAGGCGTTGTTTTGTTGACGGCTGGCTGTGACGTTCAGGATGATCGCCTTGAGGTTTCTGTATGGGGATGGGGCGCAGGCGAAACAGCTTGGCTGATCTGGCATCAAAAACTGATGGGCGACCCCACGTCTGTTGAGGTTTGGGGCCAGCTAGATCAAGTTCTTAAAACTGAATGGGACACAGAAGGTGGGAAACATTTGACGATTGCTCAGATGGCGATTGACTCCGGTGGTCACGCAACGCATGAAACCTATAACTACTGTCGCGACAGAATCCGGCAGGGTGTTGTCCCAATCAAGGGCAGCAGCAAGCGAAACAGCGGGGCGCTTGGCAAGGGCAGCAAGGTTGATGTGAATTGGCGCGGCCGGACTGTCAAAAAGGGCGTAACCCTTTACATGCTGGGCACTGACACGATCAAAACCACGTTGTTTGGCCGTATGCGGCACAAGGAAGGCTTAGGCAGCATTAACTTTGGCTTAGCTGCCGATCATGAGTATTTTCAGCAGCTAACGAGCGAGAAAATGCGCTTACGTTTTCACAGAGGCTTTCCAATCAGGGAATATGTCAAGAAAGCATCAGCAAGAAACGAGGCGCTCGACTGTTTTGTTTATGCCTATGCAGCCATGTTGTTGTATTCCAGGCGGCTGCCAAAGTTGACGATGTGGGAAAACTTGCGTGAGAAATTGGAATCTGGGGGCAATAAGCCGCTAAAATCAAGCAATAAACCGGCGAAGCCGGTGAAGTCGTTCGTGAACACTTGGTGACGTGAACATCCCGAAACAGATTTATGCAGGGACCACGGTCAAGTGGCGAGACGATGGAGCCACAGGACCGTTAGATGAAAGCATTACTTCGGCTGATTGGACGCTTACCTATTACTTACGTTTTAACCACACCCACGAAGGCCATACAGTCGTTGGCACGTCTTATGGCACGGGCTGGGAATTTAGTATTAGCGCGACTGACAGTGCTGCTTTTAATTCCGGGGATTGGTATTTTTACGCTGAGGCATCTAAGGGCGCAGAAAAGTTTACGCTTGGCAGTGGGCGACTAGAGGTCTTTTCAAGCCTTGCTTATACGGGACAGCCTGACGCTTTTGATGGCCGCACTCAGGCTGAACAAGACCTTGACGCGGTAACGACGGCGATTCGTCAGATCGTTTCTGACAAGGTCAAGTCATACACAATTGCAGGCCGATCTTTCACCAAGATCGACATGCCGGATCTTGTATTACGTGAAAGTCAATTGAAAGCTATTGTTGCAAGAGAGCGAAAGGCCGCAATGATCGCAAACGGTTTGGGCGATCCCCATTCTCTCTACGTGAGGTTCTGACATGGGCGTTCGATCTGCATGGCGTGAATTGTGGCGCTCAAATCCTGAGCCAATGCCTAAGCCAAGGGCACGAATGTTTGGCGGTGCGCAGTCAAGCCGACTGACTAGCGATTGGGTCACTTCTGTGACTTCTGCCGATCAAGAGATCAAAGGCAGCCTTAAGCGTTTGCGTTCTCGCTCGCGTCAACTTGTGCGTGATAACGACTACGCAAAATCAACAGTTCGCGTTGTTCGCAATTCTGTTGTTGGAACCGGCGTCAGATTGCAAGCGCAAATTAGAAGGCAGCGCGGCGGCAAGCTCGACACCAGATTGAACGAGCAAATTGAAAAGGCTTGGTCAAACTGGGGCCGCAAAGATAGTTGCAACACAGCAGGTCAACTGTGCTTTGCCGATATTGAAAAGCTTGCTGTTTCGTCAATGTGCGAAAGCGGCGAAGTTTTCGTTCGTATTGTTCGCCAAAAGTTTGGGCGAAGCAAGGTCAATTTTGCGCTTGAGATCCTTGAGGCTGATCAGCTAGATGAGGATTATCAAAGCCCTGCCCGCACGGCCGGGTCTGTGTGGCGCATGGGGATTGAAATCGACCGTTTTGGTCGAGCACTGAACTATGCGTTTTTAAGCCGTCACCCTGGGGACACTGCATTTCCAACGCAAGCGAAAGAACGTCGGCACATCATTGTCCCGGCGAAAGATGTTGTTCACTTGTTTGATCGTGCATCTGGGAGGCCAGGCCAAACCCGTGGGGTGCCTTGGTTGTCGAGTGGAATGCAGCGGATGCACCATCTAGATGGGTGGGAACAGGCCAGCGTTGTTCGTGCCCGCGCCAGTTCTGCGTTGATGGGATTTATTACATCCCCAGAAGGTGAGCTTGATCCAGGCGGTGAGGTTTATGACAACGAGCGTGTTTCAGGGTTTGAGCCTGGACAGTTCAAGTATTTGCAGCCGGGTGAAAGCGTCAGCATTCCAGACATGGATTCACCATCTGGAGAGTATGAGCCATTCCTCAGAGCGCAACTGAGAGCCCTTGCTTCTGGGGTCGGGTGCAGTTACGAAACGATTAGTAACGATTATTCACAAAGCAATTACAGCTCCTCACGCCTGGCCTTGCTGCAGGATCGCGACAACTGGCGGTCAATCCAACAGTTGATGCGTGAGCAGTTCTATCAGCCTATTTATGAGGCTTGGCTCGAGATGGCGGTGCTTAGTGGGGCCTTAAATCTCCCTACTTACGAAACCGAGCCTGAACGTTATGAAGCCGTCCGCTGGGTCTTCCGTGGATATTCCTACGTTGACCCTCAAAAAGAAATCGCCGCACAAAAGGCAGCGGTTCGCAGCGGGTTCAAAACTCTTGCCGATTGTGTCGCTGAAAATGGCGGCGATCTTGATGAATTGCTTGTTGCCCGTCAGGCAGAGCTAGCCAAGCTCGACGAGATGAACATCATCACGGACACTGACCCATCAGCGGTCAACGGTTCCGGCGCTAGCCAGTACAAACCTGTGAATACGATCGACGCATTTGGGGATACCCCACCGCCATCAGGCGATGATGCGGAGAACGTAGGGGAAGAAGAAAGTGGCAACTATTAACGGCACAGAGATCGACTTAATGCCCACTAAGGGCATGAAAGCCGAGGCTGAGCGTTATCGCGAATGGAAATCTGAGGGTGAATCTGGCGGCACAGAAGTGGCGGCACGTCGTGCAACTCAGATCCTGAGCGGCAACGAATTATCCGGTGATGTTGTGATTGCCATGTCGGCATGGTTTGCCCGCCATAGAGTTGACAAGCAAGGCGAAGGTTTTTCCCCTGGGGAGGATGGCTACCCATCAAACGGTCGCGTGGCCTGGGCTGCATGGGGCGGAGATGCCGGTCAGGTGTGGTCAACGGCGAAGGCGGATAGAATCAAAGATATTCGTGATTTACCAATGACTGATGACATTGCGAACAGGGCAGAGCCTGATGAATTAAGCGTTGGTGATTTTGTCCAATGGGACAGCTCTGGCGGTACGGCTAGGGGCAAGGTCGACAGGATTGAGCGAGACGGTTCAATCAATGTGCCTGGATCTGAGTTCACTATTAATGGTGATGAGGATGATCCTGCAGCGTTAATCACTGTTTATCGCGAAACAGATGAGGGCTATGAAGCGACAGACGTTAAGTCTGGGCATCGCTTTTCAACGCTGACCAAAATTGAAGCGTTGCGTTCTGCGCCTTCACTGCTGAAACGAGCTGGGGAAACTCAGTTTGAGGAGCAGGAAGACCGGGTTATGGAGTTCAGTTTCAGTTCTGAATATCCGGTTGAACGTTCTTTCGGTTCAGAAGTTCTGAGCCATGACAAAGACGCTGCAGATTTGAGCAGATTGAACGACGGCGCACCGCTTCTGTTTAATCACGATATGGACCGACCCATTGGTGTGGTCGAGCGTGCCTACCTTGATGACGACAAAAAGAAAGGCGTTAGCCGTGTTCGCTTTAGCCGCAACTCTTTTGCGCAAGAAGTTTTAGCGGACGTTAAAGACGGAATTATGCGCAATATCTCCTTTGGTTATCGAATCAAAGAGATGGAAGAGCGCAACAACGAATTTGTGGCAACTTCGTGGGAGCCCTACGAAATCAGCGTTGTAAGTGTCCCCGCTGATCCAAACATTGGCGTGGGGAGATCTTTGCTTTCAGACACTACAATGGACAAAGAAACAGCCCCTGAGGTTGATTCTGCGGCTCGCGTCGCACCACTCACACAAACCGATTCAGAGAATCAAATGTCCACAGCACCCGATCTCAACGTGGTGCGCGATGAGGCTTCCAAAAAAGCTGCTTCATCAGAGCGTACCCGCATCAAAAACATTCAAGAGCTTTGCGGCAAACACGAAATGCGTGATCTTGCCGATCAGCTAATTGAAAACGGCAGCAGCATTGATGTTGCACGCGCCGCAGTTCTCGAAAAGATTGGCTCTAAGCCTGTCGAAACTGTTGCTCCTGTTGATCTTGGTCAGCAAGCCCAAGAGCGTTATCAGTTGATGGATGGCGTCCGCGCCTTGATCACTGGTGATTGGTCATCGCATGGCGCTGGCCTTTGCCGTGAGCTGAGCCAGGAAGTTATGCGCACGTCTGGCCTAAGTGCCACAGGTGAGAGGAGCTTCTTTGTTCCTTTCTCTGCCCTGTCACAACGGGCGACCTACGTGACTTCGGGCGCAACAACCGGGGGCAACATTGTTGCAACCGATCTGTTGGCTGATGACTTCATCGAAGCCCTGCGGAATGCTTCACCTGTAGTTGGCCTGGGCGTTCGCACCCTGACCGGCTTGGTTGGTGATGTTGCAATCCCTCGCCGCTCTGGTGTTTCTAGCACCTACTACTTGTCTTCTGAGACAACCGCCATCACGCAGTCTGAATCGACTTTCGATCAGATCACGATGAGCCCCAAGAACCTTGCGGCTCTCTCCAAGTACAGCCGTCAAACCTTGCTTCAGGCCACCCCTGGCATTGAAGAGCTGGTTCGCCGCGATTTGACCGATGGTCTAAACGCTGCTGTTGACGCTGCAATCCTGAACGGTTCCGGTTCTTCCGGCCAGCCAACAGGCATCCGCAACACTTCCGGCATTGGATCCGTTGCGATGGGCACCAACGGTGGCTCATTGACCCTTGAAAAAGTGGTTGATCTAGAAACTGCCATCACTGAGGACAACGCCTTTGGCCCCAACATGGCTTATGTCACCAACGGCAAGGTCGTTGGCGGGCTGAAGAAACTCCGCGCTGGTGGTTCTTCCGCAAGCGATGGCGCTTTCCTCTACAACTCGGATCTTTCCGCTATCGGTCGCGGCCCAACGCCTTTGACCCTTAACGGTTATCCCTTGGCAGTAACTAACGCTGTTCCTTCCAACTTGACGAAGGGAACTAGCTCCAGCGTTTGTTCTTCCTTGGTTGCTGGCGACTTCAGCCAGGCCATGATCGGTTTCTACGGCAATGGCCTGGAAATCACAGTTGGCACCGATGGAGATGACTTCTCCAAGGCGTTGTCATCTGTTCGCGGCATCATCTCGTTTGATGTTGCTGTGCGCCAGGCGTCAGCCTTCGCATCGATCGAAGACATCACAACCGCTTGATGATCACAGGGGCCGGAAACGGCCCCCTTTTTTTTTATGAAAGTCACTTGCACTAAAGCAGTCATGGCCAGCGGCCAAGCCCTTGAGGTTGGCCAAAGCTATGAACTAAGCGACGCCGATGGTGATCTTTTGATCCGCATGGGCAAAGCCGTTGAAGGCGAAGCACCTGCTAAGCCAAAAACAAAACGCAAGCCAAAAGCAAATGCCGCTAGCTGATTTCCTCACAACTGATCTCGGCGTTTTCCTTGATGATCCTTTTGCTGTTTCTGCAACTGCAGGAGCTACAACGGCGAATGTGATCCTTGACCAGCCGGGCGAAGTGTTAGCAAACGGCATGGTCTTAAGCACTGACTACACAGCCACGGCAAAAGCTTCAGATTTTGGGTCTCTTTTAAGAGGCGATGCCATCACCGTTGATTCTGTCAATTACACGGTGCGCGAGGTGCGGCCGATTGATGATGGCTTGCTCGTAGAAATCTCACTGCAGAAAACATGACGACCAAGCGTGAATCAATCCTGGCGGACATTGCCACAAGCCTTGCCGGGACTGTGCAGGTTGGTTCGCGCATCTACAGGAGCCGTGTTGAGGCAATTGCTAGGGCTGAAAGCCCTGCCATTGTTATTGAACCAATCAGTGATGATCCTGAATACAGCCTGAGGCTTGATCGTCTTGATTGGCGTTTATCAGTAAGGATTTCTGTCATTGTCAGATCTTCTCTCCCTGATCAGGCAGCGGATCCAATTGTTGACGACATACACAGCAAAATCACAGCCGACAACACCTTGGGTGGCTACGCATTGGACATCGAACCAAGCACGGTTGGATTTGAAATCATTGAGGCCGATCAGCCCGCTGGCGTGATCTCAATGAATTATCTGATTAAATATCGAACAACTGTTACAGACTTGTCGGCTGGGTAGAGAGGCTAAAATAGAAGCAAGTGCTTTTTCTTGACTTCTAATGGCAAAGCTCACCCGGAGGCAGCTCATTGTGGTGGCTGCCGAGTCTACTTACAACACCGACGCGACACCTGCCGGAACTGATGCGGTCTTGGTTCGCAACATTGATTTCACGCCAATCCAGGCTGACACCGTTAGCCGCGATTTGATCCGTGACTATTTAGGCAACAGTGATCAACTGCTAGGCAACAGCCGGGTTGAACTTACCTTTGAGGTTGAGTTTGCTGGCTCTGGAACGGCTGGCACCGCTCCAAAATATGACGCTCTTTTGAAGTCTTGCGGGCTTGCTTCCACTGTTGTGGCATCCACAAGCGTCACCTATGCGCCGGTTTCAACGTCTTTTGCAAGCAGCACAATTTATGTTTTCGCTGATGGCATCCGCCATAAAATGACCGGCTGCCGTGGCACTTTCAACCTGAATGCAAGTGTTGGCGAGATCCCGGTGATTAGCTTCACGATGACCGGCAACTATGTTGCGCCGACTGATACGGCATCGCCTAGCACCACGTACAGCAATCAGGACACGCCTAAAATCTTTAAAGCTGGCAACACAACTAGCCTTTCTGTTCTGGGTTATGCGGCATCGCTGGAATCATTCAGCTTTGATATTGCCAATGAGGTTATTTTTCGTGAGTTGGTGGGCAGCACCAAATCCGTCAACATTACAAACCGTGCCCCGGCTGGTGAGTGCGTGATTGAGGCCCCAACACTTGCCCAAAAGGATTATTTCGACATCGCCAACACTGATGCAACCGGTTCGATCTCATTCCAGCATGGGCAAGATGCGGGCAACATCATTACATTCACCGCATCCACTTGTGACATTGGGAACCCTTCCTACAGCGATTCTGATGGCATAATGATGCTTAACCTCCCCTATGTTGCAGTCCCAGGCAGCGCAGGCAATGATGAGGTGTCCCTTGCCTACACCTAATGGCCTTTGTCCTTAAAGCTTCTGATTCATACACCTGGCCTGTCGTTTTTCGGCAGCCAGGGAATGGGGGCAAACGGGTAAAGTCTGATTTTGTTGCTGAGTTTGCGCGTTTATCACAAACGAGAATTGCTGAAATTCAAGAGCAAGCTCAGAAACGTTCTGATGGTGATGAAAGCCAATCGATCAGCGACATTTCAGTGGCTGATGAGGTGTTGGTTGGATGGGAAGGCATCCAAGATGGCGATGGCGAAGAGGTGCCATACAGCTCTGCCATGAAGGCAAAGTTGCTCGATGTGCCGATGTTGGCCGCAACAATCATCGAAGCTTATTTTCTTTCTTTGGTTGAGGAGAAAAGAAAAAACTAATTGGCGCCGCTGACTATTGGGCCGGTGGCGCAGTTGTTGATGAGACGGCAGAGCACGCCAAAGCTTTGGGGATTGAAATCCTTGATGATGCTGAGCCGATCGAACACTTTGAAGTGATCCCATCGGCATGGCCTGCTGTTTCTTTGTTCCTGAAAGTCCAGACCCAATGGCGCACAGCAATGGGCGCATTGATTGGGTTTGATTATTCGGCGGTGCGTTGGTGCGTTGAGTTGATGGGTTTTGATGATCCCTTGGCGGTACTAGATGACCTGCAGGTCATTGAAGGTAGACTGATCGAGACACTGAACAAGCGCGAGAAATAATGGCTCTCGACATGGCAACGTCTTTAACCATTAAGGCGAATGTCGTCGGAGAACAGGAGCTTGCGGGATTGCGCAAGGGTCTTGGCGGAGTAGAGAAGGCAAGTAATAAAACAAGCACAGCCATGACGCGGCTGCAGCAAACATCAGGCAGGGCAATTAATGCTTTGCGTGGTTTTGTTGGTGTTGTTGCCGTCGCTGGCTTGGCAAGATTTGCAAAGAGCGGCTTAGACGCCGCCGATTCAATGTCGAAGTTGTCTCAAAGAACAGGCATCGCAGCGCCGACGCTAGACAAGTTCCGCAAGGTGGCAGAGCTAAGCGACACCAGCATTCAAAGCCTGGAACGTGCGTTCCCTGCATTGACTAAAAACATGAAACTGGCTGCCGACACTGGCAAGGGGCCAGCGTTAGCGGCTTTTCAAGAGCTTGGCGTTTCAATCACAGATGCTCAAGGTAATTTGCGTGATACTGATCAGGTCATGCTTGACCTGGCTGATCGTTTCAATGGCATGGCAGACGGCTCTAATAAGGCTGCTTTGGCGTCAACAGTTTTTGGCACCCGCATTGGTTCTGAGCTAATCCCGCTTTTAAATTCTGGCGGTGATGCTGTGCGCAATATGAGCACGGCGATGACGCAGGAGTTTGCAGACAGAGCGGCAGCTTTTAATGATCGGATTGAAAACATGCAGGAAAAGCTCGGGGATTTAGGGCAGCGTTTGCTAATTGCTGTTGTCCCTGCCCTTGAGGCTTTAGTCGGTGTGATTGAAACGCTTGTTACTGCATTTACTTCTTTGCCACAGCCATTGCAAACGTTAATTGCATCCGTCACAGCTTTGGGCGCAGCATTTCTTTTGTTGTCTCCTTTGATTGGCGGCGCTGTAACGCTTTTAAAAGGTCTTGCGGTTTTAAAAATAGGAGCAACAATTGCAGGCTGGCTGCCAGCAATCTTAGGAATGGTGGGAGCGCTTAAAGGTCTTGGCGTAATCCTTGTAGGTATTTTTACTGGCCCTCTCGGTTGGGCTGCGCTTCTTGTTGCTGCTGGTGTTGCCATCTATTCTTTCCGTGATCAAATAGGCCAAGCACTTACAGCAATTGGCGACTTTTTCAAAGCAGGTTTTCAGGTTGTTGGCGACATCTTGAAAGCAGCGGCGAAGTTCTATATGGACTTTTACGTGAAGCCAATTTTAGGTTTCGGCCAAGGATTGGTTGATGGCTTGGTTTCAATGTTCCAAAAACTTGCTGAAACGGTAAAGGCTCCATTCGTTGCAATTGTTGGTTTTATTAAAGGCATTATCAATGGAGTCCTTAGGGCGATTGTTGGCGGCATCAATAACGCAATTGGTTTGATAAATCGTTTAATTTCTGGTTACAACCGACTGCCAACGCCAGACATCCCATTGATCCCGCAAATGAATGTCCCGCAGTTTGCAAAGGGTGGCGTCGTTAATGGCCCAACGCTTGCAATGGTCGGAGAGGGTGGCGAATCTGAATACATTGTTCCCCAAAGCAAGGCGTCTGGGTTTGCAAAGAATTGGATGGCTGGCCGTCGCGGAATTGGTGCCATCCCTGGCTTTGCTGATGGTGGCGTCGTCAATTCAGGCAGCGGCAGCGGCGGGGCAGGCAACACAACAGTGCAAGTTACGACTGGCCCTGTTCTGCAACAAGAGGGCAAGAATTACGTGACAGTTAGAGACCTTGAAGGGGCGCTTAAACAACTCAGTTCTCAGATGTATAGGAATCAACGAAGCTATGGCGGCCGCCGCTTCCAGGGGGTCGCAGGATGAGCAGATCCCAGATGGCAACGCTGCGTGTTTTTAGCGGTGGCACAACTTATGTGCGTTGGCAAAACTATTACGTGAACACGTCACTTAGTTTTTTGTCTCAAACTTGGGAGTTTTTCCCTTTTGAATTTGGAGGTATTAGCGAAAGCGCAGCGCCTGGGGGCAATGAATTAACAATTACTGTCCCAGCCACTAGCACTGTTGTTAGCTCATTTTCAGAAGCGCAGGCAAACTTGAGGCTTTGTGAGGTGACCTTATACGAATTCAGTGCATACGCTTCCCAAAGCGTAGCCCCAACAACTTACACAGTTGTGGCCTCGCACTTGGGGCAGGTCTTAGACTTAGGCGGATCTTTTGCTGAGCTTCAAATTGGCTTGGGAACAGTCTTGTCACCTGTAGGTTCGCAAGTCCCTCCACGCACCTATAGCACTTCACTGATTGGCTCACCTTTAAGACAATGACAATTCAGGTTTCTGATCCGCTGCAGTTGTTGCCCTATCAGTCTGGGGCTGTCACGTCTCCAGGCAAAGAGAGCGCGGCCAACGCTTCTGCGGATCTTACCGGGCCTCAACAGATTGCAAAAATTGGTGGGTCTGTCCCAATTGTTTTTTGTCGCAGAAGAAATAACAATGGGGGCGTTTTTGTAAGCCCAAAAGCAACAGAGGCAAGATATGAGAATGACGTTACAATTATCACTGTATCTGAAACGTATGATTCAGGCGGCAATGTTTTAGCGCAAAGTGTAAGAGCGCGGGAGCATGTGGACATAAAGCTTTGCCTTGTAATAAGTGAAGGCGACATGAGCCCAATAAAATTGAATGATATGTTTTTTGGAGAATGTAAGCGTGGCACTTATGCGCAAACTTATGACAGGCGGGCCGGAACCTGGGTGCCAGGCAATTTCATTGATGATTATTTAACAAGTACAATCACAGGCGGAGGCGGTGCGGCTGCCTTGCCTGTTAACAGAGCATCTGGCGAAGCATACTATTTAAAAGATGTTGGCAAGGTCTACCATATTTTCACGTCGTCTGTTCAAGGTTACGTTGGTTTTGTTACTACTGATCACGTCGTTCATAACTTCCCTGAATACTGCGGCACTTCTGGCAGTTATGACAATATGACTGTTGTCAGCTTTGAGCATAGAATTTTTAATCTAGATAATTGGAATTTACAAATTCATGCTTTTGTCAGGGAAGGGATGAAAGTTACACGGCTTATTGATAGCACTTTGGGGCCAAGCGATAACTTTGTGGATCTTGCAAAATACTTGATTGACAAAAGCTCTGCTGTCCCAAGCGATCTAATAGATACCACGTTGCTCACGTCTGCGGCTAATTTCTGCGAAGCAAATTCGTTTTTCTACAACGGCAAGCTAGAAGAGTCGGCAAACCTTAGCGATTGGATGCAAGCTCACGCGCATTTCTTCCTTTTAAGGTTTTCAAAAGTCAATGGAAAATTTGCATTTAGGCCAACGCTGCCAGTGAATGCAAACCACACAATCAAAACGACAACAGTTTCTTATAAGTACGGATTTACTGAGTCTGACTTATTGCCGGACGGTTTCGAGATTCAGTACATCCCTCTGAGTGAAAGAAACGCTGTCATCATGCAAATGATGTGGCGAGAGCAGCCGAGCGGGGACATTGGTTTTGCACGAACTACAAACGTTAAATTCTCGGGCACGTCTTCCGATGGTCCTTTTGAACAGCACGATTTAAGCCTTTTTTGCACCAATGAAGATCATGCGGTAAAGGTTGGCACTTACATGTTGTCGCGCAGGAGAAACATAATGCACAACCTGCGCATCACGGTTAGGCCGGGCAGTCACTCAAGCATTTTGTCTGTTGGCGATCTTGTCAGAGTTAGGCTACGGCGTGAAACTGCTGTTGATCAAGTTGAATATCATGATTTCTTGTATGAAATTGATCGGATTGAAAAAACAAGCACAGGGCCGATTACTTATGACTTAACGCATTTCCCTATTGACTCACAAGGTCGAAGCGTTGTTGCGCTAGACGTTGCTGGAGCAACTGGGCCAGGAATTGTTTTAGACGCTGGCAGACAAAGCTTTGATTGTGATGAAAACACCGCTGCAACAGACTTGCCAGACATTGGCCGGGGGCCGTTTGATGGCACTGGGGGCACTCCAAACACCCCAACAGATTCAGATGTGAATCAAGATCTGATCCCCGAAGGTGGTCTTGATTTTGGTGACGGCGGTTCTTCAGCGGGAAATGCTTTCCCAAGTGGTTCAAATCAATCTGGAGCAATAGACAACCCCACAGATCCTTACGACCAAGAGCCGACGCCAACGATTCAGGGTTATACCGGCACGCCAGTTGCTGGCGATACTTTGACGTTTACGCCAGGTTGCGCGAACCCGTTGATTAAGTGGTATCTCATCGACATCAACACAGGCGTTAAAACTCAAGTGACAAGCGGTGTGGCACAGCCTTACATCGTTACAACTGCAGCTCAGCAAGCTGGCGTAAGGGTTTATGCGGAGGGTTGTTGCCCTGATCCTGGCGCGCCTGGCGGCTATGCGGTCTGCGTCGAATCAGATACCGTTGACGTCTTCGATGAAATCATTGATTGCCCTGGCGGTGGTGATGCAGGCGGACAGGGCGGCTCTACAAAAGTTATCAACGTTGGCAGTGCATTCCCTGGCTCGTTCACCTTTACTTACACTGCTTATACGATTCAGGATCGGTTTGTGATCTCGGGCGCGGCAACACTCGACACAGGCTTTGTCAGTGGCATCAATGTTCCTGTCACTGTTCAAAAAACAAGTGCTAGCAGTTTGATCACTGTGACCGTCTACGCGCCCACAAGTGGGACGGCATGGAATTATTCAGTTGGCTGCGCTTCTTAATTATGTCTAGCTTCATTACTGTTCCACCTTCGCAGCGCGTTTTAATTCCTGGGGAAGCGGTTAGCTCTCAGTTGCAAATGTTGAACGGCGATCAAGTTAATGTAAGGCAAAGCAACGCGACTTTAAATCACACGTTGCGGCTAAGTTATGCCGCGCTGACAACTGCTGAAGCGTTTTCTTTGGTTAGTCATTATTTTTTAAACGGTGTCTTTTACGGTTTTGACTTGCCTTCAGAGGCAACGCAAGGCATGAGTTTAACGATTCCATCTGGTTATCTTTGGCGCTATGCCGCCGCGCCAGAATGTGAAAGCAGCTCTACATCAACTTCTGTGTCTGTTGAGCTTGTGCTAAAGCCACCTAGCCTGACCTAATTATGGCCGATTTCCCTACTATTTCCCCGGACTCAATTTCGTTTGAGTTAGGCGGGATGAATGTTTCCGAGGCCGCCGCAAAGACTGTTGGTGGCGTTTATTTTCGGCACAGCCTTAAGACTGACAACGTAACCTGCACTGTTAGCTTTCAGAACATTTTAAGTTCAGCAGTTGAGGAAATAAGAAATCATTATTTTGCACGGGGCGGCTCATCTTTGCCGTTTAGCGTCAATCATTCTTCTTTTTGGGGTGCCATTAATGCTGTACCAACAGATTCAACGTATAGATACAATTCACCACCAGAAGAGGAACATTTCGGCGTTTATAACAACGTCACGGTTTCGTTCTTGGTAACACTGGGGTCCACTTTTGGACCGGCTCCGTCCACTCCAGGAGCGCCACCATCAGGAATCGCCAATTTTTATCTTCTCGTTGGTGAGCCTGCTCAATTGGGCAGCTTGGCATCTTTTACCAGTTACGCTTTTTCAGGCACTGCGCCATTTATTTTGGACGCGGATGACGCTGATCCTTCAGTAGCCACCAGCCTTATACTGAACGCCGGGGGCGCTGCATCATGACGGCAACAAACGTTCGAGTTCAGATGCAACAGAGGCGGGACACCGCTTCTGGCTGGTCTAGCGCGAACCCAATACTTTTAAGTGGTGAGCTGGGATACGAGACAGACACCAACAAATTTAAAATTGGGAATGGCTCTACAGCATGGAATTCCCTTGCCTTTGTCCCTGGATTTGCGATCAGTGCATACCCGCTAGCCACTGCGGACATTGCAGACAGTGCAATCGCTACGGCAAAGATTGCAGATGATGCTGTAACTGCCGCCAAACTCGCCAATACAAGTGTTTCCGCAGGTTCTTACACGACAGCAGACATCACAGTTGACGCCCAAGGTCGGGTAACGAGTGCAGTTTCAGGAACAACCGGAACCTCTGGGCTGGCTGATGGTTCGGTCACAACTGTCAAGCTTGCAGATGATGCTATTACAGCGGCAAAAATCACAGATGGAGTAATTGCCAATGTTGCAATTTCTTCTACTGCTGAAATTGCAGTTAGCAAGCTTGCAAACGGCAGTGCGCGTCAACTGCTGCAAACTGACGCAGGTGGAACAGGCGTTGAATTTGCAAGCAACATTGATGTGCCCGGCACGCTTGATGTCACAAGCGCTGCCACATTCGACAACAACGTCACGATCCAAGGCGATCTGACTGTCAATGGGACAACAACGACAATTGATACAACCACTTTGGTTGTTGAGGACAAAAACATTGAAATGGGAGCGGTTACGACTCCCTCTGATACAACAGCTGACGGCGGCGGCATAACCCTTAAGGGTGCTACTGATAAAACCATCAATTGGGTCAATTCAACTGATGCGTGGACATTCAGCGAGCATCTAAACATTGCGAGTGCAAAAGAATTTCGTATTGCTGGAACGAAAGTTCTTGATGCAACGAGCTTGGGCGCTGCTGTTGTTGCTTCCAGCCTCACCAGTGTTGGAACGATTGCGACTGGTGTTTGGAACGGTACGCCAATCGCGACGGCTTACATCGCAGACGATGCGGTAACGGCTGCCAAGCTTGCAGACACCGCTGTAACCGCTGGCAGCTACACATTGAGCAGCATCACTGTTGATGCTCAGGGCCGGGTCACAGCAGCATCAAACGGAACTGCTGCAGACACCGACAAGATTGTTGAAGGCGATACGGAAGCTGAGGTTGTTGACACTGGTTCTGACGGTCACTTCAAAGTCACGACTGAAAACGCTGAAAGATTCCGTGTTGGCCCTGCTGGTCAGATTGGTATTGCTGGAGCGAATTACGGCACAAGCGGCCAGGTTTTAACAAGTGGTGGGCCATCAGGTGCAATCTCTTGGGCCACGCCTGCCGGAGGTGGCGCTACTGGTGGTGGATCAGACGAATGGGCTTTAGAGCATGACAACACGATTACAACGACTTATGCGATTAGCACTGGCAAGAATGTAGTTTCAGCGGGACCGCTTAGTATTGATGCAGCGGCAACCATTACAGTGCCTGCAAATAGTTTTTGGGTGGTTGTCTAATGGCACTGCGACTAAAAGGACAGACCACAGGCTATGTAGAGCTTGCGGCACCCGCTACAGCAGCTGATAACACGCTGACGCTGCCAAATGGAAATGGAACGGATGGCCAAGTCTTGACAACTGACGGGTCAGGCGGTTTATCGTTTACAACTCCATCTGCTGGGGTGAGCCTTGGGCTTGCTATTGCGTTAGGTTAATCTCATGGCTGAAACTTTTAACAACGCATCCGTCAAATTAACGACGACAAATGCGACAGATTTGTACCAAGCGCCAACTGGTGCGGCAACAGATCGAGCGATTGTGCTGAGTTGCATGGTTGCGAACGTTGATGGTACTGTTGCTGCTGAAATCACAATTACGTTGACAGACGGCAGTGACGCTGTTTTAAGCACTCTGGCTAGCACTATTGCTGTTCCTGCAGACGCATCTATCGAGATTATTCCGAACAAAGTAGTTATGAAGCAATCGCAAAAGTTGCGGGCAACTGCTGGTGCTGCAAACGACATCGAAGTAACAGTTAGCGCATTGGAGATTACATAATGGGAGAAGGTGGAATCATTGGAAAACAGAATATTTCAACGACTACTTCTGCTTCTGGGGTGTGGCCACTAAATCAAGTTTTTTTGCGAAATACTGTTGGGACTGAATGGCCTAGTTTTAATGCACCTGACAGCGTCAGTTATAACCTTCTTGGTGGTGGTGGTGGTTGTGCAGGTAGCGGCACTGGAACCTATACAGGAGGTGGTGCTGGAGCTGCTTTGTTTCAGGGTACTTTTGCTCCATTAGGCGGAACGACTTATACCGTGACAGTAGGCGCGGGGGCAAGCAATGGATCTGGTTCTGACGGAGGAACAAGTTCAATTGTGGGTGTTGTGAATGCAGCCGGAGGCGGTTCAGGGTCAGCGCCTTCTGGTGGAGGCGTTGGTGGAAGCAATACTAGTTTTACTGGCGGTTCTAGTTCCTATTCGTTAGCCGCAGGTGGCGGCGCAGGTGCTGGTGAGAATGGCTTCCCAAATAGCAATACCTACTACGGTGGTGATGGTGGTGATGGTGTGACTGTGCCTTTGCACCCAACGGGCCTTACTGCTGGTGGTGGCGGTGGCGGTTCTGGACTCTTTGATGGTGGCAGTCCAGGAACTGGCGGTGGTGGGACGAAGCTTGGTGGTAGTGGTACTGCCAATACAGGTGGCGGCGGTTCAGGCAACCAGTCAAATAACACTCCAGTTAATGGCGGCAACGGAGGGTCTGGCCGCGTTATTTTGCGTTATGGAGACGGATTCCCTGCAGCAACAACAGTAACTGGAAATCCTACAGTTACAGTTTCGGGCGGATATAGGTACTACGATTTTACTAGCTCAGGGAGTATCATGTTCTAATGGCACATTTTGCATTGATTAAAAATAACATAGTTGAACAGGTTATTGTCATTGACAATGCCAGTTTGATAAACACCGAGGGCAATGAACAAGAGGCTTTAGGAGTTGCGTTTTGTCATTCACTGTTTGGTACGGATGACACATGGATGCAAACTTCTTATAACGGCAATATACGCAAAAACTTTGCGGGGATTGGCTACACATACGATTCAGCGCGTGATGCGTTTGTTGCACCACAGCCTTATGCAAGCTGGGTATTGAACGAAACGACTTGCCGTTGGGAAGCGCCTACGCCATACCCAGATGATGGCAATGTGTATGGCTGGGACGAGTCAACGACTTCATGGGTTCAGGTTGAAGTGCCGGAATAAAGTCATCAAGGATCAATTCTTTGAGGATGGGCGTGCTCAATTGGGGCTGGTCAGTTAAGGTTGGTGCAATTGCCCTACGGCTGGTCTAGCGATGGCGTTTGGAACGGTAAAGGTCGATTCAATAACGACCAGCACCAAGACGGTTACAGTTGACAACGTCTTGGATTCAACTGCTATTGGTAGCACTGTTCAGGGGTTTGATGCTGACACCGCAAAGACTGATGTTGCTCAGACGTTTACCGCTAGTCAGCGCGGTGAAATTACAACGCTGACAAGTGGCTCGACGGTAACGCCTGATTTTGCAGCAAGCAATAATTTCACGTTGACGTTGGGCGAGACCTTGACGTTTGCTAACCCAACAAACTGCACGGCTGGCCAGTCTGGATCAATCTTTTTAGTGCAAGACGGCACTGGATCACGCGTTATCACATGGGGCAGTTACTTTGATTGGGCTGGAGGCACCGCACCAACTTTAAGCACTGCTGCTGGCTCGGTAGATCGTTTGGATTACATTGTTCGATCTGCCAGCTCAATTCATTCTGTTGTAACTCTGGCTTACTCATGAGCGTTATTGGCAGCAACATTCTTGCTGGTGCGTCTGGTGCAGGTGGCGGTGTTCCGTACAGCGGTGATATAGCTGTAGCACATGGCACTTCTCCTTCCCTTAGTGTTTACCCTTGGGATTCAGGCTTTGGTACTAAATACTCAAACCCTTCTACTTTGCCCCAAGGCACTGGCAATGACGTTGCCTTTAGCCCTGATGGTGCAGATATAGCTGTAGTACATGGCACTTCTCCTTATATTAGTGTTTATCCTTGGAGTTCAGGTTTTGGTACTAAATATACAAACCCTTCTACTTTGCCACCATCCAGTACCTTTAGTATTGCCTTTAGTCCTGATGGTGCAGATATAGCTGTAGGATATGCCGCTTCTCCTTATATTAGTGTTTATCCATGGAATTCAGGTTTTAGCACTAAATATTCAAACCCTTCTACTTTGCCCACAGGCCGTGGCAATGACGTTGCCTTTAGTCCTGATGGTGCAGATATAGCTGTAGCGCATCAAAATTCTCCTTATATTAGTGTTTATCCTTGGAGTTCAGGTTTTGGTACTAAATACTCAGACCCTTCTGCTTTACCCTCAACCTATGCCTATGGTGTTGCCTTTAGCCCTGATGGGTCGAATATAGCTGTAGCGCATGCCGCTTCTCCTTATATTAGTGTTTATCCTTGGAGTTCAGGTTTTGGTACTAAATACTCAGACCCTTCTACTTTGCCCCCAGGCTATAGCACTGGCGTTGCCTTTAGTCCTGACAGTGCAGATATAGCTGTAGTGCACGGCGCTTCTCCTTATATTAGTGTTTATCCATGGAATTCAGGTTTTGGTGCTAAATATTCAAATCCTTCTACTTTGCCTACAGGCACTGGCAATCGCGTTGCCTTTACTCCTGATGGGTCGGATATAGCTGTGGCGCATCTCGCTGTTCCTAACATAAGTGTTTACCCTTGGGATTCAGGTTTTGGTACTAAATATTCAAACCCTTCTACTTTGCCCACAGGCACTAGCCAAGGTGTTGCTTTTAGTCCTGCCGCTTGATCTTTCTATTATTATCTATCATGAACAAACTTCAAACCCTTCAATCAGCTCTTGAGCCTCGCAACGATGAGATTCTGAATTACCAGATTAATATTGATAACTACACCCGTGCCATCGATAAAATCAATAATGAGCACGCAGACAACCCTGCCATGATTGAGTTTCGTGATGGTTTGGCTGGCATGGTTGAATCCAACAAAACAGAACAGCTCAAGGCCATTATCATTCGCGATGTAATCGCGGATCAAATCACCGAATTGGAGGAATCCTGATGTTCTATGCCAAACTTGACGCCGACGGCAATTTGGAGCGTTATCCGTATACCCTGACTGATCTGCGGCGAGACAATCCGCAAACAAGTTTTGGGCGCAGGATCACAGACGAAACTGCTCAAACATTTAACTGTGTTCCTGTCACTCAGATTGCTCAACCTGCAGAAGATCACACCAAAAATATTGAACGTTCTGCTCAATTGGTTGATGGAACGTGGCAAGAGCAGTGGATTGAAACTGACGCAACTGCTGAGCAAATAACCGAGCGCACCACTGCGAAAGCTAATGATGCCCGTGCTGAGCGTGACAGGCTTATCGCTGAAACTGACTGGATTATTGTCAAAGCCAAGGAGACCTCAACCACTGTGGCGACTGCAATGAAGACATACCGTCAGGCATTACGCGATTTGCCGTCAGCGGATGGATTCCCACATACGATGACTTGGCCCACCAAGCCTTCTTGATGCAAAGACCTGACCCGATGATCCCCTGCAAGCCAGGGGCAGAGGATTTAGTTGCCATGAATAATCGCATTGTCTGGCTCGACATGCTTTACAAGCTTGAAGGCCGCGACAGAGCAGATCATCCAAAGCGTGGTCTTTACACCGGATTACATAAGCGTCATTTTTCAACGTTCCCTGGAACGGATGAGAACTGAGGAACACATTCAAAACCGTCCATTGACTGGGCCAGTTAATCTGGTTCAAGGAAACTCAACCCTTTCTAAAAATGATCAAGTCTTTTGTTCTTTCTGCAGCCGCTACGGCAGTTGCATTGGCACCAACGTCTGCCCTCGCTGGTCCTTATCTAAATCCTGAGTTCAACGGTGCAACTGTTGGCGACGATTACTTAGGTGGTGCGCTGAATCTTGACGTTGGTTATGAAGGCGGTGAAGGCGCTTATTCCTGGTTCGTCCAAGGCGGCCCTGCCATCATCATGCCGCAAGGATCCGAAAACGAAGTTGAGTTTGCCGGTAAATTCGGTGGCTCGGTTGCCGTTGCTGAAAACGTTTCTGTTTACGGAGAACTCAGCGGCGTAACTGGCGACGAATTTAGCTGGGGTTCCAAGCTGGGACTCAAGTACGGATTCTGAGCTAGCATTTAGCCGGAAGAGCAACTGCACCTCCCTTGGTCTCACACAGCAAGGGAGGTTTTTCTTTGGAGCCTGATCATGCAAAAGGTTTTTAACCTGCTCGGCGTTCTAGGTTTTGTAATGTCTGGAACGATGGTTGTTGGGTCGTTGGTGCTTTACACAAGGATCCCATCGCTGACGAAGTATTACATGAGTGAGCTAAAGCTAGAGCTGACAAAAGTAATAACTCAAATGGTGCCAGCCAAGATCGATGATGTGATGCCTGAGTTGCCATCAGCAACAGGCCCAGTAATTAAGAACGGTTTGAAGGCACCTTTTTAGAAGTGTCTGGAATGGATGCGCCTTGACCACTTGCGTGAAGTGCATCTAAAAGCTCTGCATCATGATGGTCTTCAGGCTTAAAACGTTGCTTGGCCTTTTGATTTGTGGTCATGCCTGAAATCCCTGAAGTAGGTGTGGGGTCCATTGGTGTGGGGCGTGTTTACGTTCCAGAAATACCAGCTTGGAGGGGCATCCCACCGCAAAGTATTCCGCAGGAGCCACCAATTACCTTAATGCTGGGTTTTCCGGTTGCGGATATACCTGGCTGCGTTGAGACCAGAAATGCACAGCCTGGAAATCCAGACGCTTACACAGATAAGCGGGGCAACTTCACTGTTTGCGATGGAACGATGCCGTCGTTTAACGCGATGGACATTACACCTGGCACGTTGACTTATGGGCCAGCTAAACCGCCAGCAATTGAGGCACCAAAAGAAAAACCGGCTGCCTCCCAGCAACCGGCTCAGTCCCCTTCACCGGCGGCGTCCAACCCAACCGGCATTCCAAATGTAGACACAGAACTGCCATGCCCGCCAGTCGATGCCAGGCCCATTGGAAGTAAAAATAAACAGCAGACTGCAGTGATTATTGGCTATGAACGGATCAATGGAGAATGCAAAGCACAGCTCGACCCGTTGGACATACCAACGATTGTCGGCCTTTGGGCTCCTTCTGCGCCTGCTGCTTTTACGACTGCGGGAGTTGCCGCGATAGGCGTTACAAGCGCCATCCTGGCCAAACCATTAGGCGACATTCTGTTAAAAGCGATCAAGCCTATCGTCAAAAAGACGATCAAGAAAATTAAGGAGAAGCTGGGGAAGAAGGTTGTTGTTGAGTCGGCTTGGCAGCGTCGGAAGTTTCAGCGGTCTCTGAAAAAGTAGGGATTGAATGTGTGTGGGGCGGCAGGACGCCTGGCGGGTTAGTCAGGACAACATCAGCACAGATTTTGCTGTACGGCGACTTGGGGTGAAACATGATGCCTTCTTTCATTAAGCCAGCGCAATTTTTAAGCCTTGCAATTTCGTAGTTCAGTCTTTTGTCTGCAAGTGTTGCGTCTAGAAGTGCCACCTGTTTTTCGGCGGCTTTACGACAAGTTCGTACGTGATGACGATCCAGCGGTATCGAAATTGTGGCAGTGATGCCGCCGTTAATCGATAGGTTTGTTTTTTGTCCTGTTCTAATTGGCTTGTAAAAGAGGATATCGCCCGGATTGTCTGGTCTGCCATCTGGGACAGGATTGCCTTCAGGGTCAAGCGCACCAACAACATCGATCGTGTCATATACAGGTTCGTTGTAGTGGCTTTCGTATGGTTGTGCCCAACCTGTTGTTGTACTGATGAAAGGGTTGATGCTTAGCGTTGCGCCTTGGCAGCTAATCCCGCCGCCGTAAGTATTGGTAAATTGTCTTGCTGGTACGACCTGAACAGCCTGGTTAGTGACTGAGCCTGAGCTGTTTGCTACTGGAGCGGCAGTGCTTGAGACCTGTGCTTGTGCTGGAGCGGTTAGTAGCAAAAGCGTTGCGATAACTCGCTTCATTGGCTGAAGGTGCTTGTCGTCTCTGTTAAGGATTCAATGTCTGTTTCTCTGTTGATCAGGGTGTGATTTGTAAGTCCCGGCCCTTGGAGCGTTTCGACGAACTGAAATGATGCACCTTGGGTGACGATGTTCCAAGTAGGTTTGCTAGCAGGGTCAAGACCAGTCCAGCGACTAGAAACACCATTGAGAGTGTTTGTTGTTGTGGTCAGACTAGCCGGAGCAATGCTGCCACCAATCGGGGCAATATTAGTTCCGCTTGCGCTGTACTCATATCCTGTTCTGTACTCGTATGAGTTGATCACTTCAGTCACTTTTGTTTTGGTGCGTGTCGTGGAAGACAGAACACCTTGCTGAAAATTTGGCACTACAGGAATTGCTGCCGCTGGAGCAGCCAAAAGCAACAGCAGCAGGATTCTCATCTAATCGTTAGCTCTTGAATGACTTGTCCGATTGCAGTTGTACCTGCTCCACCAGCAGTAATCGCTAGTGCGCCATCTGTTGCAATCGTTCCAGCCAAAGTGCCAGCTACACCGCCAGAAGTTGTGGTGTTACTGCCAAAAATAGGCATAGCTGGTACTACGCCAGCAGTGACAGTTGTAGACAATACGGTTGGGACGTCATCACCTTCTATGTACGACTCTGTATATGAAAAAGCGTCACCAGCAGTAGTAATAGTGTAAGCGCCAGGAGTGTAGCCAACAGCAGTACCGGAAGTAAGTGTCCCCAAAGCAGGAGCAGTACCCAAAGTGACGTTAGAGCCAGATACCGCCACTGAAGAAGGTACGCGCGTTGAGATTGATCCCGCTCCATCAACAGTTAGTGAGATTGAGGATTTAATAGCGTGCGCAATGTCTGCCGAAGCAGGACTTATCGCAAAAAATGTTAGGCACGATACAAAAAGAAAACGCCTCATTTTGGCTTGGAGGTAGGGGTTTCTTCTTTAAGTGTAGGCGGCTCATCTTTTTTCTTGCCATTGGCGCGTTTGATGTTGACGCCAAAGCTGGTCATCGTTCCAGTAAGCAACGACGCAGGGAATGTTGGGTCCATTGCTTTGACATAACCCAGGTAGTTAAGGCTGAGCATCACAATCGACCATGTCAAAACGGCCAGTTTTACAAAATCCGCCAAAGCTGTTGATTCTGGTTCGTGCTCCTGCTTAACCTGTTCTTCTGCCATGATGAGCGTTAATTAGGTCGAAAAGTGTGGTAGAGGTTTGGGCGGCTATAGCTGGGGCAAGCGTGGGGGCGGGTGCCCTCGCTGTCAAGAGTGCAAGCCGCGAAAGCCTGCAAGGTCGTGATACGTTGGTCCGCCTCACAAGTGCTGTAGACAATTTAAGCTCTCAAGTCGATCTTTTCCGTAGAGAGCAGGCCGCCGTCTCCACAGAAGTGTTTGCCAGGCTTAGCGACGCCGAAAGGGCGATTGCTCGTCTTGAAGGCATCCAAGACAGACACTAGACTTCCGGCACATACAGGTCTCCGATGCTTCTATTAATCCGCCCGATCCTGTTTCGTTTCTTGCAATCAAACGGCGTCAAAAAGCTCGTGGTTGATCTTTTGACCGCATATTGCAAAACCACCGACAACACCGTTGACGACAAGGTGGTGGATTTCGTGAAATCAAACCTATTTCCTGCGGAGCGCATCGAAAAATAAATGTGGCTGTGGGTCGTAGTTGTGGCTTTATTATCCTTGCTTCCTTTCTTCCAGTTTTTCAAGAAAGGTGATCCCCATCAGCTGGCTGCGATTGCGGAGCTAGAGAAGTCGATCGATCAAGATCTACTAGACGACGAGGCTGAATGGTTTGAGATGTGGAAGACAAGCGGCATTCACCAAGAGGTTTACGGCGTCCCGTATCACAATCAGCTATTGAGCCCCACGGGGTACGGAGCGCGTGAGTGCTTCGACGCCGCTGCAAGTATGGTCGTTGCCTTCCACCATGGCGTAAAAAGCCAAGACGCTTATCGTCATGTACGCCGTAAGTTTGGCGACACGACAGAAGTTCACGCTCAGGTGTCTGCGTTGAGATCACTTGGCCTTGACGCTGATTTTCGCAGGGACGCCAGGGTTGAGGACATTGAGATTGAGATCGATGCTGGCAGGCCAATCATGGTTGGCTGGCTCCATAAGGGTGATCTGACCAAAGGCAACCCAGCGGTGTGCGACAGCGAAGGCTGTGGTCATTGGAGTGTGATTGTCGGTTACGACAAAGATGATTTCATTGCCATGGATCCGATGGGCAAGCCAGACATGGAGCATGGCGGCCACGACACCACAAAGTCTGGTGAGTTGATCAGAATGTCCCGGCCTGCTTTCTATCAACGCTGGTCTATCGAAGGAGAAGCAAGCGGCTGGGCTGTATTTGTTGATCGATGAACTGGGGATATATCAGTGCGTTTTGGACAACAGTCGTGATGAACTGTGTCCAACCCGTGAATTGGCAGGCTTGTTTACCAGTGCAAGACTGGTTATTCCCCGCTATAGGTGATTACATACGGCTGGAGGAACCTTATGCTTCCGAAAAACGCGCCCTTAAACAGTTTCGACTGGATGGTGGTCAAACCGAGCCTGGAAGAAGAACTAACCCTTGAGCGATCGGTAAGATCCATCGAAGACTGTGACAACGTTGATGTGTTGTCTCAGCTATGTGTCGCGATGGCCCGTCAGCAATGGCATCAAGGGAAATTGCTCAAACAGGCGGTTGGCCATATTGCCTTGCTTGATGCCGTGCTTTCTGGCGGAGAGCCGAAGCCCTAAAAGCTTTTTCTAGCGTGGTCAGCTTTGGGTTGGATTCGTGCATAGTTTCTCGAACACGGTTTTGAGCTGCACTTATGACGTCTTGAGGCCGCGTGGTCCAATTCATGTTCACAGGGGCCATGGCTCAGTTACTTAGGGTTGGTCTCATCGCAGTTATAGAGACGTGTTAGATAGCTGTAAAGCCATTGGGCTTGCCAGTCTTGCTCGTGGTATCGAACAACCCCAGCAGCTTCTACGCGCCAAACCAACTTGCCATTTTTTTCGACCTGTTCAATGGTTGGTTTCATGTCAAAAGAATAGGCACGGTGTTTAGCCGTGCCCTTGAGTTAATCAGAAGTCGACTGTCTTAGTTGCTGGAGCAGGCTTTGACTCAGGGCGATAAGGCGCGTTTAGCTTGCCTTTCAGCATGGGTGCTCCTTTACGTGTCGTGCCATTCCAGCCAGCCAAGCGGATCTTGACGACCTTGTTTTCTTCTTGATAGTCAAGCTCACGTTCTGCAGTTTGCAGATAGTTAATAAGCTCAGGAATGTTTGATTCAAGAACTTCAAGGTTCCCGGTTACATCTGGGCTTTTTTCTGATTTTTTGTTTTCCTCTAGCGTGGTGAACTGAACGAAGCCAATGTTGAAATCAGACATTGTGATCAATACCTTTGAAGAATTGGGAAAGGATGGTTTTGACTGCAGCGTTCCTAACACCGTTGTGATTGAGGTCGGCGTAGTGCTGCACGTGTTTGGCTAGAACGGGGTCCAGCCGGACTTGGAAATGCAGATGACGCCGATCGTCATCACGCTTGGCTTGTGCTGTTTTTTCACTGTCAGACATGGTGTTGGAGGTTTTCGTTAAGCCACTGCTGGTGTTTGACCCCGGTCAAAAGCGGTGCGATTTTGGCATCACTGGGGAGACCAAAGTGGCTCCGAAATGCAGCCAAGAAACTTTGTAGGCCCTCCGCTGATAACTCTTGAATCAAGCCAAGGCATTGTTCACGGTCTTCTTTTGATAGTGGCTGATCCTTGTCGGCAACGCCTTCAACCTTTGTTGCAGGCTTGGCAGGTGCAGGTTCTGCAAGATCAGCAAAATCTCCATCAACATCCATGTCGGCCGTTAAGCCGAGGATTGCCAATAGGCTATATCTCCGGGAATAAGAAACGCTGCCCCCAAAGTCGTGCAATGGATTCTTCCCTCGACCACCGACGACCATGGGCAAACGGCTGATGAGTTGACCACCGCTGACATGGAGCAACTGTGTGACAAGCACAGGGTTATTGTCATGGCTGCTTGGCTCAAATCCCTGAGAGACAGCCAACCCGTTTTTGATTAGATGTGGAGTAACAGTTGAAAGGACCGTAGCAAGATCAGCAAACTTGCCATATTGGGCGCTTGCTGTTTTGTTAATTGCTGGAACAGTTTTGTGAAAGTTGACCAGAGCCTCAACTAAGGGCTGTAACGGTGATGTGGACTCCAAGGAAGTCATCGGTTGCATAGCGTTTGGTTGCATAAACTGAACAGATTTGCGAGTCATTGTGTAGCAAAACACGAGCTACAGCATCAGAAATCGAGTCAGAAATGCCCCGAACGCATTTATCGAGATCGGGGGTTGTGACGTGATACTTAGGTGCCAATGGCTTGAGTTTTGTGCTGTTTTTACCTGACCCAAAGTGATGTAAAGGGCGAGGGAAAACAAAGACACATTTCAACTCAACTGGGGCTTTAGTGTCCCAGTCTGCAGGCTTATGGCGTTGAGCAGTAACTGCAACGTCATTGCGCCATGAGGCTAATGCTTCAGCGTTGTTGGCAATAACTCGGCTTTGGTAAGCACGCACAGACCCTTGCGGAACTGGCGTACCAAGAACTGAAAAGGTGATGCTTGCCATTACTTAAGAGATTCGCAGGCAGGCTGCCATCCTTGCTCGCAGTGGGTGCGCTGCTGTTGATCCAAAGTGCTGGTCAGGCTGTGCCAAGCAGCACCAGAGAACAAGCCAACGGCTACAACGCAAACAATGAAATTGACTTTGGCAGACTTGCGGCTGGGGTCATAGAAACGAGAACGCGACTTGTAGTTAGTCATGAGAGGTTGCCGTTGGAGATAGCATGGCATACCAAGGCATACCTGTCAATCAAACGTTTACCCAGACCTTGCGCTTGACAACCTTGTTCACCCATGACGTGGTGCAACCAAAGATCTCGGCAACCTCCCGAGACGATCTGCCTTCTTCAGCCCAAAGGTGGCGCATCTTCAAAATGTCTGCTGCCTCGTAAACCTGGTAATTTCGCTCGAGCTGGCCTTTGTAAATTTGCTCCAATGGCTGCTTAGTGACAAAGTTGTGACCACAGCCAGGGCACCTGCGATAGCGCCGAACGTGGTCTGAAAAATCCCTGCACGTCTTTACCACGCGTGTTTTGGTCCCGCATTTTTCGCAATCCATCAGAACTGAAATTGTTTGGCTTGGAACTTGCCCCAAGCGTCTGTCCACGCCTCAAGGCAGCTACCCACGCTTTGCTCTACGACCTTAACTCTGCCAGGCGACACCACAACCATTACCGCCATGTCGGCGTAAACCCCTGAACAAGCCAAAAAAGACGCATACGCCCCTAGCTGCGTTGCACAAAATTTGCGCCCAGACACAGCTTTCTTGCTGCTGACAGTCTTAAAATCGCCAACGTAAATAAGTCCGTTTTTACGCAGCAGAAAGTCCAGCGAACCTGCGCAGCTTTTGGCCTCATCAACTACGCGATATTCCGTCGCCAGTGTTTCAGTGCCTTCAAAAAACTTTTCGCCACGTAGAGCCTCAATCCAATCTTTCCACTTTTCCGGCGCTTCTGGGTCTTTGCCATTTAGCCAACCCTCACACCAGTCATGGATGGTTTTCCCTCTAATAGCCCAGCCATCCTCGCCGTCTTTGTATTTGGCAATCATGCTTCGCTTGAACGGCGTCATGTCCATGTCAACGATGTCTGAAACGTTGTGTGCCAGCCATTCGCCGTTGTAACGGTATCTGTGGGACTCTTCAAAAAATTCAAGGCCAGGTATCGGCTCAAGCATTGGGGGTTGCGATCTGTGACCACTATGGGCATACTTTGCCAGCAAATCAACCCCAAAACATGCCCGATATAGAACCACTCGCAGGGAGCCACGTCAGGCTCGATCCGCGAGTTCTTGCTGCAGTTGACGCCAAACGACCTATTGGGGTGAGCCGCACAGGCTGGGTCAACCTGCTGCTTCAAAAGGCAATTGCATCAGAGCCTGAGCCTTTGGCCCGTGACTGATCTCAACGCAGAAGAACGAGCATTTGACCTTCTGCAGTGGCTGCCGTATTCGCTGCCTTCGCAATACGACGAAGACGAGGCGATGTGCGGCAAATACAGTGCCTTGCAAAAAGAACGCTCAGATGCAGCGTTAGACGCGTGGGACTTAAAGCACCCTTTTGAATCCAGCGACGAACTGACGGCTTTCCGCGAGCTGCAGCGTCTTGGCGTTTACAACGACGAAAACTATTTCTCACCATTATTGGCTAAAGATGCCTTCTACAGAAAAACCCTCACCGAGCACACCGCCGCTACAGGAAGCACTAACGGCCCTAGCCCTCCACGCCGAAAAGGTGATCAAGGAGCAGCGCGAACGGGATTGGATGCCCCTGATGCGAAACAAGGCTTTCGACCTAGGCGTTCACGACGACGCACGAGATCCTGAACTCAAGGCATACCTTGACGCAGCAGAGCGCCGGCTTCACAAAGGCACGGTTTACAGAGCAGGCCAACAGCTACAGGCCACTGAATCTGTGTTCTTGCTCGACGGCATGGTCAAGCTTGGCGAATCCAACGTGATCATTGGTCAGCCAAAGGTTGGCAAGTCATCGTTCTCAACAGGTCTAATTGCAGCATTACGCGATCGCATCCCCCAGTTCTTGGGGCGTGATTTAGCGACGCCAAGTGAGCGCATGCCTGTTCTTGTATTTGGCACAGACCAAAGCGAAGGTGACTGGCTGCATTTGTTACATCGCGAAAGCTTAGTTTCAGAAGATCAAACACTCAAAAGTGACTCGGTTGATTTCTTCTGCAGCATGGAAACAGGGGAGCAATATAACTTCACCAAAGATGGCATTCGTCGGATGCGTGAGGAGATTGAGAAGCATCAATTCCCGCTTGTAATTATTGACTCGTTGAGTTCAATGATGGAGCCAACGGGCATCGAAGAAAACACGTCTAGATATGCACAACCAATCCGTAATGCCATTAGCCAGTTACGCAAAACAGGGGCGACATTGGTTGTCATCCATCACTCCGTAAAACGTCCAACAACGTGGGACTGGATCACAGAATGCCGAGGCAGCAGCTCGATCAGTTCGGTGTTTAGCTGGGGCGTTTTGATGCGCTGGGTCGCACAAGAGGAAGACGGCCTCGCACGTATTGACAAGCGTGTGGGATTTGCTGGCAAGGGTCGCGGCGCTAATGAGTCAGGCGGCGTCATGGGCCAGTACATGCCAGAAGGTGGTTGGACTTATCTTGACGGGCTTGAGGAAGCGCAAAAGGTTGAGCGTGCAGGACAGCGCATCATGGAGCTAGGCGGCGTACGCGCATCGGTCTTTGACTATCTGACGCTGCGCACAGGATTGAATGCTGACGTCTCAGCCGACGAGCTTGCCACCGAGCTTGACAAGCAAAAAGGCCATGTTTCGCGTGAGCTGCGGGCGCTCAAAGCGAAGGGCTTGGCTGAGCCTGTACGGGCAGAAGAAACAGGGTCAAGACCACGAAATTATTGGATGGCAAGCCCTGCTGCGATGGAATGGTCCCTGGGAGGCTCAGAAGCTGGATTTAATGGATATTTGGATAAATTGCCCAAAAGATCCTTAATATCCAATAAATCTAACACTCAGGATGGAACAGCCGTACTACTTTCGACATCAAAAGATCCAACGTCAGATTCAATAGATCCAAAGACCAAAGTCGAAATTCGCAGGGGTGACGAATGGGCCAGCGGCTTTATCGTTCGCAACGGATCTGACCCCAACAGCATCTCTGTCGAACGCCTTGGCAACCCCATGGTGACGATCAGCAATTTGCGCCTGGGTTTAGATGTCCGGCCTTGTCAACCTGAGCCAGAAACGGTTCAATCCACTGTCTCCTTTGATTTCTAATGCCAGATTGCAACCGCTCGTACCCAGTGAGAATCGACGTGAGAGTCACTGAGCAAGAGCGCGACGCCTTGAACACCCAAGCGATACAACGCGGCATTCCGCGTCAAGAGCTGCTCAGAGCCCGTGTGTTGAGCGAAGCGAACCAGCCTGCCCCTGTCCCTCCGATTAAGCCTGTGCACTATTCGAAAGGCAGGGCAAGTATTGACCGTGCCATCGCTGCTGTCAATCGCCGCTATTCCATTCCCAGCAAGCAATTGGAGCCATTGATTTGCACTGTCATTTGCGCGTTGAATGAAAAAGGTTGACGCGGGTATGCCATGCCTGTATGATGCATTTGGCGGCAACGCTTTCATTTCATTTACAACACCATGAAATCACTTGAAGAGCTAACTCAATACAGCCGCGACTTAATCCTCGATGGCTCTCAAAAGGTCTATGAAGCAAACTTGCGCTTCAATCAAAAGCTTGATGAATATGCTGAACATTCTGAACGCTGCATTCAAGAGCTGAAGGATTTAAACCTTGAGGCTTGAAATTGATTGATTTTCACAACCTGAGCCTGAACCTCTACGAAAAGTGGGAGCGGGCTCAGGATGCTATCGAGGCGTCAGGCTTACTTGAACGCTTCTTAGACAAAGTTCAGGCTTATTACTGTGAGGCATTCCTCGACGATGAGCTGACTTGGTATGAAACTGTCTATGGCTCAGAAGAACTCCAGGACTTCAAAGACGATGCCATCAAGGCTGGCTTCACATACACCGTTCAATTAGTTGACGAGGATTAATTCTTTTCATGACAAACATTGAAACCATTACACACGAAACCTTTAGCGGCTCGCCTTATGCAGGCTGTTGGCTGGTATGGCGCCTTTACTCTCCGATCGACTTTGGCTGGGAGCTTTTGCAGTCAGCAACCTATGCAGCTGAGAGCACATCACCTGACTGGGACTATTCCACTCCTGAAGCTCGGTCAGGGCTTTTGCAACATGCTGCTTACCTTGGATCGTTTTTCCAAATCATCGCCAATAACTCTTGGGCAACACTTTCTGATATGCACACTTGGAAAGTGATTGCTGTGCCGACAGGTGACAACAGTGTTGAAATTCAAGGCTTTGTTTGGAAAGTCGGCAACAATGGGGACACTTTTGTGGCTCTTAAACAGAAGTACGCCAAAGCCATTGAAATGATGTGCCCTGCTTCTGATCGCGACGACATGGGCTTATTCATCATTCACGCGCAAGATCCCAAATCGCGCACTCATGACGGCATTAAATGAACCAAGACGAACTCGCACGCATCCAACAAAATACAAACGAACTCAACGCCTTTCTTCGCTATGAACAACGACTTAAACAGGCTTACGCCCGTAGCCAAGATCCGTTCCCTAGAAGATGGCAACCTAATGGTCTCCGTCGGGGAGTTCAGGTCAATCGTTAGCTCACATCACCTTGTAACTGACAAGGTGGTTCGATTAACCTCATACTGGCTAAAGGCTCACGGTCCCAATGGCGATCAAACTTACGATTGATCAAGACCTGACCAAGGCAACGGCCTGGACTAAAACAGTCGAAAAGCAATTGCCATTTGCCACGTCTGTTGCTATCAACAGCACAGCTTTCGACGTACGCAAAGCATTCAACTCAGGCACACGCGGCGCATTCAGCTCACCTGTCAAATTCACCCAATCTGCTTTCTTTGTCCAGAAGTCAAAGAAGCGTCAGCTCATTGCCTTTGTCTTTGCAGAAGATAGGAAGGGCAAAGACCGCGCACGTTATCTGCGCTTTGGTATCCAAGGTGGGCAGCGACCACAGAAAGGCTTAGACGTTTTCTTTGAACGTGGTGTGCCCAATGACGGCACCATCCCTAACGGTGCTTTCTTTATTCCCACAGGTCTTGTCAAGACCAACGCAGCGGGCAACGTAACTCAAGCCACTCTCAAGCGCATCACCAAGGGACTCAACAGCAGCCCTCGTGGTGGCTTCTTTATTGGCACCCCTCGCGGTGGCAACAGATCGCCTGGCATCTACCGTCGCAGCCGCAGTGTCCTGCAGCCCTACTTCATAGCCACCACTGACAAGCCTGATTACAGACCGCGCTTTGACATCCAATCCATAGGCAACAAGGTCGTCCAACGTCGCTTCGGAACACATTTCAATCAAGCACTAAGCAAAGCACTCAGCACCGCTCGCTGATCCGACCCCCCACCCCTTTTGGGTCCTTCCGGCCCAAACAAATGTGGGTCGTTCATACG